AAACCCTGCTGCTAGCGCTTCCAAACCCCAACCAAGAAGCCAAAATGCTGGCCCAAGAAGTAACATAAAAGGACTCATGAGTGCCCAAGAGACAGCAGAATTGAGGAAAAGTGAAATAGAGGAGACAGCCGCAAGTATTTCCTCCGAGCCAACACGGTTAAACTTTTGCAAAGCCTTTCCAAAAGTGTATAATCCAATAGCAAATATTAAAAGCGGGCCACCAACGAATAATCCTATTATAGAAACAACTGAAGCGCTAGCTAGCATCGACGTCATAAAATAATTTAAACTCTTAACTGCCAGATCTATTGCCTTTTCGCTTATAAAGTTGTACTCCCATAACGCATCCGCAAACCATTGCAACCCTAGCCCTAAAGCCATCAATGGCACGGATACAATGAGGAAAGCATAGCCTATCAAAGACTTTAAACCTCCCAGAGCCTCCATAAAATACACTAATGATGTAATGGCTTTGTCAATTGACCCTTTGGCGACCCAATTAAATTCCTGAAGTCCTTCGGCAAAGGTTTGCAAACCTAGACCTATTAACATGAGAGGAATACCTGTGAGTGCTGCGGCTAGCCACACAAGAGCACCAAAAAGTGGATTGCCCAACATAAGTATTACACTAGCAAGAGATGCTACGGCTTTTAGAATTGTATCCCACTTTATACTTGAAAATTCCTGCATAGCTCTACCGAACTCTCCTAAGCCTAAAGCTAAAAGCATTAAAGGTATACCAGTGAGAAGCCCAACAACCAATATTTGTGCAGTCATTTGCATAAAAAGAAGCATAATGAGTCCTATACTGCCAACAGCAGCGACAGCACCAGTCATTATCTCTTCAAAATCAGAAAATTCAGATATTGCTTTGGCAAATTTTGTCAAACCCATCGCTAACAGCATTAAAGGAAGTCCAACAACAACTGAGGCAATTACAATCGGTTTTGCCAATGGTATTAAAAGCGCCATTATAAGCCCTAGGGCAATGACAGCACCAAGTGCTCCCATAACAATCGATTCAAAATCTCCAAATGCCATTAACCCTTCTGCAAATTTTTGCAAACCGGTGCCTAGCAATATTAAACCTATACCAGTCAAAGTCCCGGCAACAAACATTTGTAAACTAAGCTGAGTCAACAACATGGCAAAACCATAAAGAGCTAGGCCGGCCATCAGAATATTGCCGCCAGTTACATCCTGAAACGCTTTTAGTCCTATGGCGAATTGTTCTAATCCAGCCCCTAAAGCAACCAAACCAATGCCAGCCAAAGCGCCAGCAACAAATAATGGCAAGGCTATTGGAATCAAAAGCAAAGCGAATGTCGCTAATGCAGTTGCGGCCATAAAAATTTGACCAAATCCGACATTTGCCCACTTAGTCAAAGCTTCGCCAAGTTCTCCCAAAGCTTGAGCAAAAAGATACATTGGAATAACAGCAATTGCCATGGCAGCACCAAAAGTTGCCAATGCTGGAGCAACAACGGCCATCTGCAATGTAAAAGGAATTAGAATTGTTACGGCTGCTGCCATACCAGCAGCTAATATAACCATCGCCGTTGCTCCAGCAGAAGCAAATGCCACAAGGCCAAACGTTGCCTTAGCTAATGCATCAGGCATTTTCAATATTGCTATAAACACTTCCTTTAGCGCTGAAGTGATCGCAGCTATAGCTAAAAACGGCGCGGCCAGAGCCAGCCCTATGCCTGCAAGAGCGAAGCCCAAACCAGCGACAGCAAGTGAAACTGCGATTATCATTGGGATGGCTGGTGTTAGTGTGCCAATCATTGCCGCTGCTGAAGCTGTGAATCCAGCGGTCGCGACAGTTGCCGTTTCTTCTGTTACTGTCAGCCCGGCCATGGCCGTTGCCAAAGAAGCGGTTATGGCCGTTCTAGCAAATTCTAGACCCGTTGCGATACTTGTTGCTAGGGCAGCGAATGATTGAACCTGCGTCAACATTGCGACAATGCCGATTAGAACAACCATGGTTGGGATGAATAAGCCAGCAGTCATGTCGTTTAATTCTAGAATCAGGTCCAAAAACCATCTAAAAGCATCCAACAAAGGCATAAATGCGACAGCAAAGGCTTCGCCTATCCTTTTTAATTTATCTCCGAAAGCAACCCCTGCTGCTGCCCTTTCTTCTAATTTCTGCTGAGATATGGACGCTGCATCAGCTTTTGATTGCATCTCATCGTATGCTGTTAACGACATGCTGAACATTTTATTTGCTTCTGTCATGTCAGATATTCCAGCAGCGGATGCGATTGCTTGCTTTTCAAATTTGTTTAGATGTTCCCAACTCTTCCCTGAGAGGTGGATCGATTGAATTAATAGTCTTATCCTTTCTTCTTCGTTTGCATTTAGGAGGTCCATTGAATTGATAACACCACCACCCAATATTGCGTTTAACTTTCCTGCGTGGCTTGCGGCGCCTTCGAATGTGTCGAATTGTTTTGCCAACCCCATCAATGCGGCAACTTCGATACCTGTGGCTTTTGCTGCGGCAGCAACACCGGTAAAAACCTTAACAGCATCAGGGCCGTATTTAGCCAATTCTGCTGCGGAAGATTTGAAGTCATTTGCTATTTTCTCCATGCCCACACCAATCGTGTCAGACAGCGCTAATAGCTCCGTTTGAGCGTTAATTGCACTATCCGTGGTCATACCCATACCCTTGATCATAACGTCGAAATTTCCGGCTGTTGTGGACGCAGAAACGCCAAACGCTGTCATCCTTGCTGTGGCCTCTGTAAGCTCGGCTTGTGTTTCTTTATTCATTTCTGTAAAAGAAGAAAGTTGAGTATGAAGCTCTTGAATTGATTCTGCGGCTTTGCCGACATCGACATTGTACAACTTGCTGGATTCTTGAGCATCATAAAGGATATCATTGAATTCGCCTGTTGCGCCGGTTGTCTTGTTCAGCCCTGAAGCTGCTTTATCAAACGAAGTGAATAGCTCCATTGTCGCTTTTTCCATTTGATATAAACCAGAAGCAAAAAGTTTTTGCGGCGACAAGGCTTCAGTTAACGCATCTGCGATATCTCCAAAACCCCGACCACCAGAGGCAATCAACTTGCCCATATATGAGTCTGTCAATTTCCTTCCGAAGCCCTGCTGATGCAACCAATCTCTTGTTGCTTGACCGGCAAGTTGTGCCGCTGCAATTTGATCATTGATGCCTTCGGTTTGCCTTTGTTGTTCTTCTCGTAAAGCAGCGATTTGTTGCTCTATGAGCGTTACATCTTCGCCGAATCCCCGACCTGCTGCTGCTGCGGCCTCAAGGGTGGCAATTTGTTGATCAAATGCCTGATTAAGCCCGGCTAGCTCTTCCTCGCGAAGTTGCCTAATTGCTCTACCAACAGCACCAACGCTATCCCGGAAATCTCTAGCAGATTGAGCAGTTGCTTGATCTTGTTGATTGACAGAAGCTCTGAGTGTGGCAATTATACGTTGCTTTTCTTCATCAGATAGATTTGCGTCACGGTTTATTATACCTTCAAGTACATTAATCATTTCTTGGTTCATAAATTATCCTCTAAAGCCGAAATCGCCGCTCTGATCTTGTCTGAACGCTAATGGCCATTTAATGCCTGTCTTTCTTTCAAAATTGCGGATAGCTGTCTTAAGGCGATACTTGCTTCTGTATGTTTTTGGGTCATCCAAGCCATATTTTCTATAATGCTTATAGTAGTCTTTTTCATGCACCAATGCCTTAGCAAATGCTTTGATTTGCTTCTTTGATCCTTTGACCAATATTGGGACTTTATCTCCACCAAACATTTTTTTAAACAATTGTTTTAATGTTATACCAAACTCTGCTATAAATCTTTCATTTAGTAGATTTTCGGGAGGAAATACGAATTCGAACTTTTGCATACTATAAATAGTCTCTTTTATGAACATAAATAGATAAAATTTAATAAAGCGGCCACATTGGGCCGCTTTGTTTATCTAGATTTGCCTTTTGCTTTATTCATTGCTTTTCTTTGCGCTTCATTCTCATCTTCTTTTTGTTTCGCCAATCTTTCTAAAAACCATGTCCTTAATCCAACAGGTAAATTGTAAGCTTCAAAAAAGCTCCAACCTCCATGATATTTGAGAAGAAAGAACTGTTCGTATACGTTCTCAATATACTCAGGCGTCAGGCCAAAAAAACTGTGCCGTGATAGGCACCTCAACCTCCTGCTCAAATCCACAATTATCACAATTGAAATTGTGCTTTAATTCGACCACAGGAGTCAGCTTGCTATACATATTTCTTAAAAATCTAGAGTCTCGTATTGGCATATTATCGATAAAAGCAACAACCTTTGGTGTCATTGGTGTTCCATTGACTGATACCGTAAACGTTTTAATTTGATCTGTCAACATTGCCTCTGGTTGTCGATGCTTCTTTCTATATTGAAGACGTTCCGAAAATCTTTTTTCGTCCATACCGTTCATCAATTTCACTTCAACAGCAGCTTTGGTTACCGGAAGGTGAATTAAATATGTGCCATTTGGGGATGGCCCCTCAACCTCCTTGATATCATCTGTGCTGGTTAGCCCATATTTCATGTTTTGACACTCGTAAAGGTCAATTGCTGGTTCATTAACAGTCATACAATGTGGGCACGTAATTCTAGAATTATACTCTGGGCCATAGGCAGATATTCTAGCCGAAACCATAATTGCATTCTTATCGCCAACTAGAAGCTCATGAGGTCTAATTGATTTATCAACAATAATAGATTGCAACAATCTATCGATCGCTACACCTTTTTTGAGCAATGCGCGAGAAGTAAGAATATCTTCCTCTTTGGCAGTCATATGTTTGATCTCTATAGTGTCTTTGCCATGCATTGGGTGACCTTTAGGATAAAACAAGCCTTGTGATGGCAATTCAACAACCTCAGTAGGCACAACAAAGCTTAGATTACTAGCATTGCTAACGTTTTGGGAATTTTGTGCTGCGGCTGTGGCAGCAGAACTGTCCGTGCTAGGAATTGGCCCGGCTCGTTCTTCGTTATTTCTAACTGACATTTAACCTCCATAATATGTGAATGTCTTTTTTTGTTTATATGTGATAATAGCGATTAATCTTGTCTCTTCGCTTCATCACCCCAGTTTGCAGGTCCGCCACCATAAGCATCGCTAAATACGCCTTCTTCGTTGAAGAAATCAACTCCACCGTACATTTGGCTAGCTTCTCTGCGTGGATTAAGTATTGCAAAGTCATAACGCATTTTAACGTTAATTTCGCTGAGATCATCTGAAGTGTAATCCAAGTCGCCAAATTCTAAAGAAGTGACGAAAGCATTGTGCAACCTCCACCATTCGTATACGGTATCGGTGTCTTGAAAAATAGGAACTTCACCATCACCTTCGGGAGTGGTTCGGCCAGCGCTAATACCGCCGGCTGCAATTTGTTTAATATTGATCGTACCTAGTGCATTACGCATCGCTTCTTTTGACATTGATTGAGAAGCAGCACGAACATTCCATGGCAATCTATAGCCACCGGCACTAAGCATATGTCTGAGAGTTTGAGCAGCATCAGGATTACATGAATCAACAATTGTAAACCCAATCTCATTATACTCAACACGGCCGGGATAATAAAATTTATGATTAATGAAAACATGTTCTGATGTTGAGATGGTAATACTTGGCTTATCAACTTTCTTAATTGTCCACATTGGAATCCCATCGACCTCCAAAAGCCATCTAAATTTTCTTTTCGGCTCAGCTAGAGTTCTTTCATCCCCTATGTGTGCGCTCTTTGTGCTCCAAAACCAGTTATGTCCTGCTCCCATGTTTAATCTCCTCCATGTTTCTCGATATTCTATAATATATAGTTAATTACTTTTTTTTATGCCTTGTTTTTATTAGTCGTTTAGTCGTCGAATGATGCGCCTTGGCTAGTGATGATAAAGTCAATAGCGATAAATTCAACAGCCAATGTAGGTTTAATGTAAATTTGTGCGTACATTATATTCCTGTCAATCAAGTCAGGCGTTGTTGTTCTAGAGTCTAGGTTAATTTTAAAATCTTCAAGTCCTAAACCGGTCTGAATCGATTGCAAGAAGGGTCGCACTTGATCAACAAATCTTTTCCATGTCGTATTGCCGTTTGGACTAAAAAGAAGTCTAGAAGAAATTCTAGAAACCGTCTTCTTAATGAAGATGACCAATCTCCGAACATTAATTCTATCCAATGCGGATGGTGTTCTCTGTAAAGTCTTTTGGCCCCAGATTACGATACCTTCTGCTGGGAATTGTGCAATAGGATTAATATTTTCAGCGTAAAGTTTATCTCTCTCTTTTCGCGTCAATCTCTGTGAAACTTGAAGCACAGGGAAACCTGCTCGTCCTTCGCTTAGGCCGCCGCGAGTAAACCCGGCAGGTGCGAACCAAAGAGCTTGAGTTGCTTGCCCGTATGACATTGCACCCATAGCTACAACTGAAGGTGGTGCCCAAAGGTTCACTCCGTTGTAGTTGTCTCGGATTTTTACCCATGGATAGTAAGCACAGCCGTAACTGGTATTAAACTTTCTAATATTTTTAACTTCGTTAACAGCACTTGTTACTGTGTTTCCTGTTCCTGCGCCGTTGGCAGCGGCAGCACTTTCAGTAGTTTCAGTTCTAGGAGTGTAAGCTCCAGACAAGTCAATGATTGCCAAAGAATCCGCTCTATTTTCGCATGTACTAATCATGTAGTCCGTAATAGAACTATCCCACATTCCGGGCATAGCCAAAAGGTTCATATCAACCACTTCTGCATCTGACACAAGGTCAATTGATTTTCTAAGTGTGTAATACTCGTAAGACTTTCGAATTGTTTTTTCAGCGTTGGTGCTTCTTGTGTCCAACAAAGCATTGTTAACAATTGGCTCCATTTCCACTACATCAACACCTTCATAGCCACCATATAGTGGGAATGTAAACTTATCATAATCTTCATCTAAGACTTTTCGGAATCCGGGTGCCACCGTTGAGCCGCTACCAAGAGCCACTGAGCCGGCAGTAAAAGACTTTCCTACTTTTCGCGAACCCTCAATCCAAACAGCGCCAACAGTCGCTTGGCCGTCAGCAGGTGGACGAACATCATCCAATGTGAAATAAGCACTCACTTCTTCGCCAACTCCTGAAGCAGTATTTGCATCCCAAGAATCAGATCCAAAAGCTGATGGCCGGGCTTTGCTGAGGTCAAGCATAGATTCGTTAAAAACGGCTGTAGTGCCTGATCTGGTTGTTATAAGGCCCATGAACCTATCTGATGGATCTGGCAAGTTGGCAATACTAGCTGACTGAACAAATCTATGTGCTGGAAATTCGATACTAGCAGTGTAATTTGATTTGAATGTAGCATCATCAGAAAAATAGACTGCTGCGCCATTGGCATGCGAATCCCAATTGGCAGAGCTTATATCT